TGCTAATTTCTGCATCCTTTTTACTTCAGTAAGTTGCTGTTTCATGCTAATAAATATTAGACTGCCACGATCTTATGGATAGTAGTGTTCAACTTCTTGAGGTCGTCACCTTGAGTCAACAAGATACTATTCTTGTAGTCGTTCCAATTGATCATAAAAGATGTATCGAGTACACCTCCATTTAGCTTCTTGATCAAAGTGTTCAAGGCGTTAATAGTATAAAGAGTGTTTGACTCTTTCTTTCTATGAAGTAGGATTGTGTTTGGAAGGATCTTGGTCTGTCCACCTTGAAGTTCGATGTTATAGGTACACATGTATTCTTCAGACTCAGGAGAGGCCAAAACAAATATCTTTTTATATAGAATGGTGTACTCTCTGTTTATCTCCCTTAGGGTGTCATCCAAACCATCTTTGGAAGAGAAAGTACAAAACAACTTGTTCATAAGCGAGTCTGCGGTAAGTTCAATTATTTTTAATTCTTGCATAACTTTATTATTTATAAATATTGGGTATATTACTAGAAAGCATAGTTAGTGCCGTATTTGTGTTTTACTAACATGTCGTTCTTTTCTAACACCTCTTTTATCTTTTTTAAGAGGGTTTTGCCGTCTTGCTGACAGAAGTCAAACAAAAATGAATCGTAGGTGATCAAGATTAGTTTCGTCTTCTTTTTACTTAGAAGTTTGTTTATCTCCAAGATCTTGTCAATATTCTCTTTGGTCTCTAGGTTCTGGACAATGTAGTTGAACAGCTTTAACTTGTTCATGCCAGGCAGCTTCTTCAAGATACGGCCTGTCGGTAGTACTGCCGCTTTATGAGCATTATACTTCTTCCATTCTTGGTCGATAAACTCACTCAGGTGTTTAAAGAAGTCAATGTGTTTGTATTGGGCTTCAATCCCTCCATACAGTTGTTTAAACGTTATGGTCTTTGATTCTTTATACTGCTCATCAGTTAGCTCGTCCAGGTTGAAATACGCGCGCCCTAAATAGGTGTGCATAGACTCTTTAGGTGGCTGAAAGCCAATCAGCCTAGATATCAGTCTTAGGTGGTAGGCGTCAAAGTCAAACTCTACAAGAAAGTCGTTCTTTGGAACAAAGCACTGTCTAAAGTCCTGGTCTTTAGGAATGGCTAGAAAGTTAATCCCATTGAATGAGTTAGTAGGCCTAGCTGTTAAGTTATACAGGTTATAGTAAGAATAGATAGTGTCACCTAACAAACTATATTCTGGGTGCTGGAACTGGAACTTCTTATGAAAGCAGCTTAGGTCTACTTTGATCCCAGATTCTTCTACTCCTTTATAAGCTTCGGTCAGTCTTTCTTGAAGTTCAACGTCCATCTCAAGATGGAAGTAGTCTCTAACCAACTTATACAAGCACTCACACTTCTCGTAGTGTTTAGCAATTGGTATGATCTCGTTTAAGGTAGGTAGAACAGGATGCTTGATATAAAAGTCCTTGTGTACTACTGTGTCACAATTAAAAGAACTGTACTCGTTGTTTTTATCTAGACAGATAAACTGTACGTCGATTGAGTTAGGTAGATCTAAGAAGTATGAGTGGAACTTCTTGTCAAGTAGATAGATCTTAGTGTGCTTTTTTAAGAAGTCTTCTACTAACTTTAACTCTAGAGAAAAGCCTTCTGAGTGATTGATAACAAATACATAGCCTTTCTTACCATTGTTATAATATACTAAACTAGCTCTTGAAAGCTTAGGGTGATAATAATCGTTAGAAGTGACTATTTGTATAAACGCTTCGTCTGAAAGCTCTAGACGCTGAAGTTGTTCTTTATCTTCGATGATGAAATACATAACCTGTTATTAGTCACAATAATATACTATTGGCCTGATAGTAAAAAAACTATCTATAAAGTAGGCCTAGCAAATTTGGAGTACTCGCCTCCAATAAAGTCAACGATACCTAAGAATGTTCTATTAGCAGATTCAGTTAGACGCTGATTTGTATCAATGATGCCTGGTATAATATTATACTGTGATTGTCTTGTGCTCTTTAATGGGCCTGTTAACTTCCAAAGTATAGTTGTAGTTTGATAAATTGATATGTCGTAGTCAGCAGTACCATTCACAATTGAGTTGTACTCGTCTTGAGATATTTCTGTAACAAAGCCGCGCTCATTTTCTTTTTTAGTAAAGTAACGAATGAGATACCCTTTTCTATAATCTTGCTCAGTTGGTTGAGGATAATAAGAGTTAGGTTGGCCTGGTATTCTATTTATCTCTTGTGTGGAAACAAATACGCCTGTTTTATCTGCTAGATTTTTCTTCGCTCTATCAGACAAATTAATATTATTTAAACCAGGAGATGAATCATATAAAGGAATTCTTTGTAATGGTTCACTAGGTCCTATTTCTGGTGTTGATCCTGTGAATGCTCTACCATCATAGGTTTCATAATATTTACCAGAATACGGTTTATCATTCAAGACAAATTCGCCTCCTGCTGTGACAAGATCAGATTTTATTGCAAATGATGGATAATACCTTAACATAATTAACCAGTTAAAGAGTTTTTAACGTATATATAAAAGTCATTGACTGTTAAAGGATCTCCAGGTTTTTTACCAGCTGCTCTAGCAATTGCTGGATTCTGTGTAGATATAAGTTGGGCACTTTGATTTTTATTTTGAAGTACAAAGCTTGAAGGCTTTCCTACACCTAGTGGGAAAAATACGTACAAATAAAGATCGTATGCGTTTTTAAATTTCCTATTACCAAAATACTTTTCTACATAATCTAATTGTTTTAGAGCACCTGTAGTTTTTAATTGCTCTGTAGTAACTCCTAATATTTGGGCAGCTGTAGCAGGTATAAATTGAATAAGACCTACAGCTTTAGAATCTTTGTTCTGTATTGCTGGATCAAATGTACCTGCTGTTTCCTTATAGATTACAAAGTATAGATCTTCTGGTTTTACTCCTAGTTTAGTTGTTATTTCTTGAACTCTTTGCACAACTCCTGGTATGGCTATAAAGTTTTTAAATCTAGGATTATTTTTTATACTATCAGGAAGGTTGATAGGCCCTGTAGGAACATTTACAGGATTTGTAACAACTACATTATTAGGGTTTACAGTAAATTGTGCCCCTGTATCAACTAACTCAGTTACACTTCCTTTAAACTCATCAGCTCTCTTTAAAAATATCATGTTAGCTTTAACAGACGTGTTCCATTGATTATTTTCAATAGTGTTAGTTAGACCAACAATAGCAAAACCTACTTTATTAATATGGTCTCTACCTAAACCAGGTTCAGATTGTACTATACGATTGTTGTATGTATATGGTAAAAGTTGATCTGATATACTAAAAGCCTGTCCCATTGTAAGGCCTGCTATACCATCAATACTAAAATTGACAGATACAGGAATCATTGTAGATGCTCTTGTAGGATATTCTTTATTTTTAATCCTACTCATTCTCTCAATATAGTAGTTTGTAGCTTGAGATACGTTTGCTTCTGATGGATTAATTGTACTATAAAAATCAGATACTGTTTGATTGAACTGACCAGCTGTAGATTTTATAGTATCTTGATTGATAGGCTTTCCGCTTCCTGTTAAGTCTCCTTTAACTGGAACATATCTATCTCTATAGCTGGTATTAATAAAACCAAAGTTATCTCCATTGGTAGAAAGTGTCGCTTTGTCTTTAGCATCTGCGTTTGCAGAGATCGCAATCATGCTACTTAACTTACTACTAACCTCTGTCTTAATTTCAAGGTTTTTAGCTAAACCAAACCTACCTACTAAAGGTATTTCAGTTGTATTATTTGGTTCTAGTATTTGATCTCCTGGTGCTGGAGGGGCTACTTGGTCATCAACTATATGAAATGTATTTGCTCCGTCGTTATAAGCAAGTCTCAAAGCACTAAAGTCTCCTAAGTACTTATTGATATCTAATAGTAACTGCTCTAAGAAAGGTTTTAAATATACATTATTAGAACCATCTTTAAGACTATTGTCTTTTATTACTTCTACTACATAATCTATATTCAATAAAACATTCATTAACCTTCCTCTGTAAATGTTGTTGTCTGTACTATCAAACTTGATTTTAGGGATCTGAGGTGATAATCTGTCTTCTTTGCCTTTGTCAAACAAAGGAACATATTCAGTGCTTCCTGAAAGGGGTAATATCTTTGTTCTATCACCGCTCAATATCTCTGTAGGAAACAATTCTTGATAGTCAGAAAAACTTCCTTCAAAAGGAATTAATACTTTAAAAGGATTGGTGCTTAAGTGTTTAGTATTACTTAAGAAAAAGTTTAAGCTTGTATTGAAGTCAAGGTATACAAGAGGTGTTTGTCTATCTACTTTCTTAGTATCATATATAGTACAACTATTATTTAGTATCATTAATAACAAACCTAGTGTAATGTAAACAGGGTGGTTAGTATTAATTCCAGATACTATCTCTTGATTCACTTCATAAGGAACAACATAGGCAGATAATAACTTATCAAAATCTACTTTATTGTTATTATCATTCATTTCTTTTACAGAAACTCTACCTGCCATGAATTCAGTAGCAAATCCATACTTAGATTGAACCTTCAATAGATCATCTGTGTCTGATATATTATTGTTAATAAGTTGATCTATGAAAGGAGAAAAAATACCATTAGAAAATATTTGTTGATAAAAGAACTTACCTCCTATTACATCACGGTCATCCTTCATTTTTAACGTGTAGACCCTTTTACCTATGTCTGATCCTAATGTTAAAGCTCTATTTAAAGCATGAACTTGAATAGTTCTCAAAGTTAATTCAAGACCAGATTGATACTGAAGTGCTTGTTTTATTTGAGTAATGGTAGGTTGTTGTGGTAAAGATTGTTCTTCTGCAGTTGGGGTTTGATTTTGGTTTTGATTAACCAGATTTCCAATAAAATCTTTAGGTTGTACAACATTACTATCATCTACTCTAAAACCTTTTATAAAACTTGTGTCTGTAAATTTTATTTCTACAGGTATAATAAACGATTCATTTTCTAAAGTCTTTGGAGTAACTACTCTGTTTCCTGCAGAATCTGGGCTTATTTCTTCTACGTCTAAAGATCTTTTAAACTCAAAATTCCTTTTTATAGTAAAAATAGGCTTTTGAAAATAGTATGTTTTATTTCCAATTGTTTTAGTCTCTGCGTTTTCTATTTTTACAGATAGATCTTGTATTTGAAATTCATTACTTTTTAATACACCAAAAAAACTTTCAGCAAATTCAGAAATTGTAATTGGAGCATTATCAGTCTTTACTATAGTTGTTGATGTAGTCTTTTTTATAGGTTCTGCTCTAGAATTTCTTTGTATGATAAATTGAAAAGTTTGTTGATTTTGTCCTGATACATACGGCACTTCTATTATTATATTTTTATTTTCTGCATCTTCTACTATTTCTTTATCATCAACAGAGTTTCTAACTAAGTCTATTTCTTGCCATTTTGTAGCATCAGCTATATTTACATTTATTGAACTTAATAATTGTTGAATTCTGTCGGTATCAAATACAATCTTAGTTCTTTTTAGTAAATCTTCTCTTAGAGGAATAAAACCTTTTAGTCTTCTTATAACAAAAACGTCTCCATAAAATCCTGTAGGTATGCTTAAATCTGCATTTGAAAATTGTCTACGGACATTAGATGCGTATGTAGAAATGCCGGTAGATGTTTGATTAGTTGATGGATCTGTTATACTAAATACACCACGTAGTTCATTCTGGCCGGATGAGTCGATTTTTCTGTCAAATCTTTTTCCGTATATAAACTCTTCTACAGTTAATAGACGAGCAGCTTGTTCTTCTCTTGCTTTTCTTTCCTCTTCTTCTTCTAGAGCTTGTTGGTCTCTTGCCTGTTGACTTGCTAGAGATAATAGTGTATCACTTAGTGCTTTGATTTCTTCTGCTAATATACTAGGAAGTGCTGTAGGATTATTTATCTTAATAGAGTCTCCTAATATACCAA